TTTTAGATTGGGATTACCAAGATAAACTTCACTCATAATAATTACCTACTAATTTCTTCCCAGTCCATTGATGCGTGAATATCTGCACCATTAGCATCAGAGGCACATACAATAGAAAGTTCATATGGTGTTCCACTTAACGCATCCCTTTCTAACTGGAACTTAAATAATGCTTCTTTAAGAATATCTACTGGCGTTGAACCTTGATTGGAACCGTACAGATATCCAGATGCTAATATTCTTCCACCACTATAAGTTCCTCCATCAATCTTATATTCAACAGCACTATCGAGACCAGTATCAGTCCAAGTTCCACCATTAGATATTCCAGTTGCTCTTACTTGCCAGTTATAAGTTGCATTATTTGTAATACCAAGAATTGAAAGTGCAGTTAGAATTACAATTGCATCTAATCTATTTGGTGTTGCTTTGAGGCGAATTGATATAACTGTATAATAAGTTCCTGCTGTTGTTAAATCGACTGGTGTTTGAACTGGTGTTCCTACTGCTTGTTGCAATCCACGAAGTTCATAACCACCTTCTGAAATTACAGTAGAACAAACTTGTTTGAGTGTGCTAGCACTAGTTGTAATTCCGGTATTTGCAATCTCATATCTCAAAGGTAATGATGCTGTTGTAATATAAGTTGTATTGATAATATTTGCGTGATGGAATGAATGGCAATGAATAAACTGCCCATTAACTACAAATCCTAGTCTTACAGTTCCAAGTCCTAACCATTCAATATCCATCCACATAATCTGTGCTTTGCTAATATCTAATGTGACACCAGATGGATTTAAATGTCCAGCACCAAGCATTGTATCAATGTTCCAGTTTGCTTGTGCTACTCTTGTTTCTGTTGTAATTCCTGGAACATATGTTCTTTCTACAAAATATAAATTACTTCCATCAAGTTCCAAATACATCCCATTATCTGCACCAAAGTATCCTACTCTTTGGCGAAGATTTGTTTTTGATGGGTTGAATACAAATGTATTTAATATTTGTAATGATTTTCCTGGTTGATATGAAAATACTTTTGTCGTTTCTCTGATGACTGATGCAGTGCTTCCAACACCAACAGTAATATTGATCAGACCTTGTGCCGTTACAAATCCAACTGTGGAACCAGTACCAACAACTAAACTACTCCAAAGATTATTGTCCCTGTATCTGTGGGAACTATCAAAAAGTGTGAGTGGGGTAGACATTCTTTGTCTACCAAATGCATCAGTTGATGTTGAAGGTAGAGTAACTGATACTGTTGATGATGTAGAAATTCCCATTGTCCCAGTAACTGGAAATGGGTTGTCAAGTGTAACTACCTCGCCATTTTTATTAGCGATCATATTCACTTCAAAAAGAGTTCTCTCTTGATTTAAAAAATCTTGAGTATTTTTATTAAATTGTGCCATTAATCACTCACTCCAAGACAATCTTTCTGGTTGATACCTTTGTGCGTTTTTAATTCTTGAAGTATTTACCTGACTTGGATAAACGTTATGAACAATTGCACCAGGATATTCTCCTTGAATTTGCTCTGCTAGTTCATTCTTAGAAAGAATTTTGCCTTCTACTTCTAAACGATACATCTTTCCTTCCCAAACTACATCAGCAAAGAAAGACTCGCTTGCTTGTTCGGGTTGAGGGGAACCTACATTGAGAGTTCCATTAAAATCACCATTGATGGTGATACTTTCTGAAATAAACTGCTGAAAACTTTTCATTATCTGCACCTCCAACGGCGTAATGCTTTGTTAATTCTTGAATCTGGATCTCTTGCTGTTTTTGATGATGTGAGTTTTGATTTCATCCCTTTCATACGTCGGCAGAAATTAGCACGACGCTTTGCTCTCTTTCCTTTTGGTTTCTTTTCAGTTACCGCAGTTTGAAGTTTTGAACCTGGATTCTCACGACGATAAGCATCAACTGCTGCTTGACTTAGACCATCAGTTTTATCTTTACGATTTACTGATTGCCAATCTTCGGAAATCTCTGTTCTCCAATCAGAATATCCTTCCTTTACACAACGGTTGTAAGTTTTACCAAACAGTTCTTGTGTTCCTGATTTTTTGTAACCTTTCCAGCACTTTTTACCTGCCTCATCTAAAATTTCACTTCCAATACCCTTTGATGGTTGTAATGGTTGTGGTTCAATAATATTTACAGATTCAACTTCTGTTGGGAAGAATTCATCTCTCCAATTAGAAAATTCATATCCTTCTTTTTTAGTTTTATTTCCCCAATTTTTTGCACCAACTTTGCGGCACTTGACTAGTGCGCCAGAAGCATATGCACTTGGCCAAACATCATACCTTGCCTTTACCTTCTTATAACAAGCGTCTTTTTCTTCTACCATATCACCTTCTGGTTCATAAGAATTTTTTTGAGTTGCTTTATTAATAGCATCTCTTTTTTGCTTCATTTTATCAATCAAATCATCAGAACCAGTTGCAGGAGAATCAATTGCTTTATCAACTGCTGGTTTTGCGAACTTTTTTAAAAGATATGGAATAAAGGCAGCACCTGCACCGATAGCAACTTTACCCCACAGTTCATCTAGTTGTTCACCTTCTGGTTCAAAATGTGCTTTTTGTAAACCAGTTTTAATTACTTGTCCACCACCGTATTTGTTTGGTCCTTTTTTATCTTTATCTATAATATCCTGTAAGATCTGATCTGGGGTTTTTCCATACTTACTGGCATCAACTTGTTCAACAGTTACAAACTTTGCCTTTCCTTTTCTATTTGGATTTGGGTCTTCTTTACGTTTTTTTGCTGCTCTTTTATTTCTTTCTTCCTTACTCATTGATGCTCTATCGTCAGCATCGCGGCAGAATGGTTTTGTTTTTTGTCCAGGTTGTTTAGCACAAGGTTTTCCATCATACTTACCACCTGCTTGAACCCATCCACCACCTTTAAACCAATCACGAAGAGAATAATCTTTATCTTTTGCTGATTTCCCGTCTCTCTTACCTTCTAATATTTCAACTTCTTCTTTATTCATTTCACCACTATCTACATAATCTGCTGCCGTATCAATATAGTCTGCTGCTTTTGTAATCTTTGATTGAACCCATGCTTCAATCTCACCCTCACCTTTCTTCATTTTTTTCTGAAGTTTTTTAGTCGCCTTCGCAATGGTTGATAACTCTGAGCGAGCCATTGAATATTCATGATCTTTTGACTCATTGGCAGGATGAGGTCGGTTTCGATCATATTTAATCTGATTCATGGTAAGAATCGGCGTAGAATATCTATCCCACATTAAAGGTCCATAGGAGCATCCATCCCTTTGCTCTATTTTCCTACACAACTTACAGTAACGGGTTTCGCTCATTTCTTTTTGTTCGCTAAATGGTGATTTAGACTTGGTTTCTTCACCTCTTTTTCTTTTCCTACGAGCAGCACAATGTGCCTTTTGCGAAAATCCTTTTGGATTTCCACAGTCTATTGATTTTTTATAATCGTTAGACCAACTCATAAGAAAAAATCTATTCTTTATTATTTAGAAAACCTTGTTTAAGTAACTTTGAAAGTTCCGAAGTTGATCCAACAAACACTGCATTATTAGTAACATTATTAGTTGTTTTTACAGTATCTTCCTCAACATCTTTTAATTTCTTTTGTAAGTCAATCAATTTATCTGTTACATCACCTACACTCTTAATCAACTGACCAGCAACTTCATATGCTCTTGGTTGATCACTCTCTGCTGCAAGTTCCATTATTCCATTAATGGCTTCTTGCCCCTTTTCTATAAGAGAATATAAATTTGCTCTTGTATATTCATAATCTTTTTTAATGTCATTACTAGAACTTTCAACCTTAACAATTGGAGTTTCTTTTTCAACATTAACTATTTCACTTTTTATATTCAAGGCATTGTCAATGCTATCATAGTTATTTGACATAATTTATTAGATATCTATTTTACGAGTTGGACTAAATTCTTTTGAGTCTCCAAAGAATTCCCAATTTTCATTAAATCCGAAGTCATCATCTGGATTTGCATCATAAGGATCAGGAGTAACTGTATATCTTACTTCACGTTTAGCATTAGCAACATCGGTATTTGTATAAAGATCAACCTGTACCTTGCGAATAAGACCTTCTGAACTTTCTGCAATTGGTCCAAACAGATAAGTCTTTGCTGTAAATGATAAAGTATATATTAAAGCTCTTCTGGTAGAAAAATCACCCTCATAATCATCCTGAAAAGATATATTTTCTAAAACCATGGGAATATCCCTTTGTTCACCAATAGAATCAACTAAATCTATTGTTAAATTAAATCCTGGTTGAAAATACGGTAAAACTTGCTCTACGATCTGCAAAGCATCATCATTTAACTTAGTTAAAATATTTAATTCGAATCCAATATTATATGGAACAGGCATAAAAACTTTTTTTATTTTTCCACCATCATCACATGCTTTAAATGTTTGAGTTACACTTGTTTTCCTTGTTGGGTCGTATTGAATAGAAGTCATCTCAAATGACATTCTTGGTAACGAAATTTGTGTTGCTTTATTTAATTCTGGTTGCTGTTGAATTCTCGCAAGAAATTTTTGTCTTGGACCATAAGCAATAGGAACCCTCATATCACTAACGTTATTTCCACTCTGATCAGTGTGACGAATATGAATTTGATTAAAAAGTGTACCGAAAGCAATTATGGTCTTTCTTATAATTTCGTGATAATAATAGGTTCCTAACATTAGTAATTACCAAAAGGATTTGATTCTGAAAAATCTACAATGAGATCTGCTTCTTCTTCAATCTCATCATTTTGACTATATTTATCATATGTATCCATTCTTTCAAAACCTTGAACAGTGTAAAGAGCTCCCGATTCTGTTCCAATGATCGTTTCACCTGGTATAAATGTAAGTTGTGTCGCACCAATTCCAACATTTGAAATTTTAAGAATATTAGTATCTTTGTCCCAACTTTTAACTCTTGCTCTAATTTGTGATCTAGAACCTCTTATAACCTCATTAAACAGATAAGTTCCAAATCCAGTAAGTGTTTCTGGATTTGCAATAGTTATTGTTGGTGCTGAAGTATATCCAAAACCAGGATTAGAAACATATATTGCTCTTACAACGTTTGAACTACCAACTATACCCATGGAAGCAAT